TAAGGGCGATTGAGGATAATGTCTACTCGGTAGTTCACACATCACAAAACGGTAAAATGTATGCGATTTTAACTGCTTATGACGCTGCTCTTGGTGCTACGATTGATGACGTTGAAAAGACGTTGATCCAACTGGACATAAAGGAGAAGTAGTATGCTGACATTATTCACAACAGCACTAGGCTTTCTAGGTGGCTTTGCACCGAAGGTTATGGACTTACGATGACCACAGTCCTGATCACACCCGAGACCCTGGATAGAATGCACCCCGATGAGCTAGAGGCATATCTCCAGGGCAGCGGCAAGCCCCCCTCCTCCCCTTTCTCAGTACAAGCCAACAAATACTCATGGGGCATCCACTACGTCCCCAGCCAGCAATCTCCAAGAGATCCCAAGTCCCCCCACTCCACCCACCGAAAGTACAATTTGCCTCACGCCCCACACCGCAACCGCCGCGCTCTCCTAAAGAAAATGAAAACGTGGCCGAAGGCCCGTATAGTCCGCTGGCTCTATGACCATTTTGATTATACCCCGTTATATCCCCAGCGGATTACCAAAGACAAACTGTTGCGGATTGCAACTAAGATATGATGGAAGATCTCGTCCAGCACACGTCACTCCCCGCCATCCAGACGGAGCGCGCGACGCGGAGCATGTACGAGTTCCTGAAGCAGAGTTGGACGACCATAGAACCAGGGCGGGAGTTCCATGACAACTGGCACATCGAGTCGATTTGCGAGCACCTCCAGGCAGTGGCCGAGAAGAAGCTGACCCGTTTGATTATAAATATCCCACCCCGCCATATGAAGAGCCTCACTTGCGCCGTGGCCTTTCCCACCTGGACGTGGATCAACCATCCCCAAACGCAGTTCCTATTTGCCAGCTACGCCGCAGACCTAGCACGACGCGACAGCGTTAAATGCCGCCGCCTTATTCAGTCTCCGTGGTACAGCGCAAACTGGTCACAAAACTTCCACCTCACCGGGGACCAGAACCAAAAGGCGCGGTTTGAGAATAACCACAACGGCCATCGCATCTCAACCAGTGTTGGCGGCGCATTGACCGGTGAGGGCGGCGATATAATCGTAATTGACGATCCGCATAATGTTAAAGAAGCTGAGTCAGAGCAAGTGCGGCAATCGACATTGGAGTGGTGGGATACGGCTGTACAATCCCGCCTCAACGATCCCAAGACAGGCGCATTCGTGGTTATTATGCAGCGCGTACATCAAGCGGACTTGGTCGGTCACATTTTGGCACATGCTGCAGATAGTGGTGAGGAGTGGACGCATCTTTGTGTTCCAGCAGAATATGAAGAGAACCACCCTCACCGCTTTGTCTCTACCCTGCCTACCCCCGCGCACCCTAAAGATCCCCGCACGGAGGAGGGAGCTTTGCTGTGGCCCAGCCGATTTGGGCAAAAGGAATTAGACCGCTTAAAGACCTCCTTGGGATCTTACGCCGCCGCTGGTCAATTGCAGCAGCGCCCAAGCCCGAAGGGCGGCGGGATAATCAAGCGGCACTGGTGGCGAAAGTGGGAGACACAGATACCACAATTCCTCTATGTGATACAGAGCTGGGATACGGCCTTTAGTAATAAGGACGTCTTAAAGGCATCCTATTCAGCTTGCACGACATGGGGGGTGTTCGCCCACAGTGGGCGCTACCACATTATGTTGATGCATCGCTTTAGGGAGCGCATGGAGTACCCCGAGCTGCGTCGTCGCGCGAAGGAATTATATAGCGAGTACGCCCCCGACGCTGTCATAGTGGAAAAGAAGGCCTCCGGCCATTCGCTAATTCAGGACATGAGGCAAGGCGGCATACCCGTAATCCCCTACACCCCAGACAGGGACAAAGTATCCAGAGCGCACACCGCATCGGTATTGATCGAAAGCGGCATAGTATGGTACCCAGACCGGCGCTGGGCAGAAGAAGTAGTTGAGCATTGCGCTGTATTTCCGGCCGGAGACGGCACCGACATAGTTGATACGGTGAGCCAAGCTCTTATCAGACTAAAAACTATGTGGTACGGTTCACCCGAAGAAGATGACCATTATGATCCGGAGCTACCCGATAGGTATGACCCAATTGCCGATAATATCGTGAGTTTCCCAAAGAACGAGGCAGTCTATGGCTGATTTCCCATTTGATCTTGAACTCCAACCCGACGAATATGACGAGGAGTTACCGCCTATAGAAACGCTGCCTGACGGTCTTGTGGCAATAGGTGAATCTGTCCAAGCTCCTCAAGAAGAACCTCAGTTACGTGAGTTTGACGATAATCTCGCTGAAGATATGAGTGACGAAGAGCTTCTCCTAATAGCTAAGGACCTCATTGCCAAATACGATGTAGACAAATCGGCCCGTGATGACTGGATGTCTGTATACGAAAAGGGTCTCTTAACCCTGCGTCCCGAGGAACTGGGAGAGGGGACGGGTGCCGCCACACGTTCCAGTCGCAACATGAGTACAGTCCATCACCCCTTACTAGCCGAAACGGCAACACAGTTCCAGGCTCGCGCCATATCAGAACTGTTCCCGCCCTCCGGGCCGGTCGGCACGGTTATTCTGGGCGAAGCCACAGAGGAATTGCAGAACCAGGCTACTCGCGTTTCCATCTATATGAATTACCAGCTTACCGAGGAAATGGAAGAATACTTCCCTGACCTTGATCAAATGCTGTTTCACCTGCCGCTGGTAGGGCAGACATTTAAGAAATGTTATTTTAACCCTATCCTGGGACGTATTACTTCCTCCTTTGTGCAAGGCGCTGATTTGGTTATTGACGCTGACGCGACATCATTGGCTACGGCCATGCGCACAACGGAGACCATCCGCATAACCAGTCAGCAATACGATGAGTATGTGGCTACGGGCTTTTATCTGGAAGCCACGACGGCAACGGAAGAAACTACCAGTGACGATGCCGAAACGATGGCGCAAAAGGTAACAGGTATTACGACCCCCGCTTCGTCTGAAGACGATATGGTGGTCCTGCGGGAGGCCCATTGTTACCTAGATGTTGAGTCCAAAAGCGAACCCAACAAACCGTTTGTTGTTACGTACTTTGCTGATACGCAGCAAGTGGTAGGCGTCCGCCGCAATTGGGACGTTGAAGATGAGAAACGCTTTAAGAAACAAGTGTGGTATGTCAGTTATAAATTCCTGCCGGGACTAGGCTTCTATGGCTACGGCCTTTATCATGTGATTGGCGGCTTGGGTAAAGCTGCGACCGGAGCGCTTCGCTCCCTCCTAGACTCGGCGGCTTTCGCCAATCTTCAAGGTGGATTTAAATTGAAGGGGCGAATGCAAGGCGGTGAGATCGAAGTCGCTCCGGGTGAATTTGCTGATATCGATGCTGTGGTAGATGATATCAACAAAGCCATCATGCCCCTGCCGTTTAAAGAACCCTCCCAAACGATGATGGCTCTGCTCCAGTACGTTGTGGAGGTTGGTAAGCGGTTTGCCAATACGGCGGATATGAATATAGCAGACGCCAATCAGAATACGCCCGTTGGCACCACGATGGCCCTGCTTGAAGAAAACGCACGGGTATTCAGCGCAATCCATAAGCGACTGCATAACGCTCAACGGCAAGAGTTTCAACTTATCGCCAAACTGAACGGCATTTACCTACCGACCAAATATCCGTTCCGTATGAAAGGTGTGGAAGATAGCTATATCCTGGCCAAGGACTTTGACAACCGGATCGATATTATCCCCACCAGCGATCCCAGCACATTCAGTTCCACGCAGCGCATTGCGCAGGGTCAAGCGACCATGCAGATGGAGAACGCTGCCCCGGAACTGTATAACAAGTACGTTGTCCATAAGCGTATGCACGAAGCCTTACGCACCCCCAACTATGAAGAATTTCTGCTTGATCCGCTGGACATTGAACGCATGGATCCAGTAACGGAAAACACGGCGATTATGTTTGGCCACCCGACAAAGGCTTACTCAGACCAGGACCACAAAAGCCATATGATTGTTCTGGATAATTGGTACAGTCGCCTCCCGCCCGAAGGGCAGCAGTTGTACCAAAATCAATATATCGGCCATCGGGCTGAGCACATGGCGCTGCTTTATCGTGCCCAAGTCCAGGCGGCTCTTGGCGCACCCCTGCCACCCCTGCAGGATTTCAAAAACCCCAACGAACGCCCACCCGATATAGACCCAACGACAGACGCCAAGATTGCCGAGGCTGCGGCCCATGTAATCAACAATAGCGCCCAAGGCCAGAAACCCGCCCCGTTAGGACCACCCTTACCGAAGATGGGCGGAGACAAACAACCCAGCCCGCTTGAACAAGCGCGGTTGATGATGCAGATCGAATCTGAGTCCATCCAGATGAAGACCAAAGCCGACATCGAATCCAAAATGATGAAGGCTCAAATGGATGCACAGATTAAACAATCCAACGCTCAAATGGATATGCAGATCGAGCAAATTAAGGCTCAGGCGAAACTTGAAGAGGCGCGGATTAAAGCGCAGTTCAGCGCCGAAACTGATCAGCAGAAGGCGACTGCAGAGGTTGAACTTATGTGGGCAAAAGCTAACGCTGATATCCAAATCGCGCGTGAAAAAGCAGACACGTATCTCCAGGGTGAAATGGCAAGGATCAATACGCAAATTGCAATGGAAGAGGAACGCACAGAAAATCAAATGGAATTGGACCGCGCGAAAGCCCGGACCGATCAACATATCCGTTTAGTGGAAGCCCACGACAAAGCCGAGGAGTTTAACGACGATGACTAACCTACCTCCGCCCCCGGTACCGATGGCTCCCACTACGTTGGAGGAATTAGAGAACCCGCGCCCTCAGCCGGTAGCCCCGCCGCCGAAAGAATACAGGGGGACCATTATACCAATGACTCTATCCCCGGAGGGGGAATACAGCAAATCTGCCCCTACACTCTTATCCGATATACCAGACCGCTTTATGAAAGGAACAGAAGCCTTACGTGATCCTAAATGGTATGAAAAGGTAATGCTTAACCCAGACGCCGCTTTGCCAGTAACAGACATGACCATGGACATCGCTGGTATGGGTTATACCGGCGCGAGCCTGCAAGGCGGCAAGGCTGGCGCATCTACCCTGCGCACATTTGCTGGACCTGGAGCAAAGACAGCGGACCATGCAAAACTGAAGCAAGCTAAGAAGATGCACAAGCGCGGCACCCACTATACGACTATTAAAGAGAAAACAGGGTGGATGCTTGATCAGGACAATAAATGGAAATTTGAAATAAGTGGTAAAGGCTCCAAGTTAAAGACCCCCGGAGATCCTATTCGATTTTGGAATTTTGATCAAGGAGGCCCAACTCTTGATGACGTACTATATCATCCAAAACTATTCGAGGCTTACCCTACTCTTAAAAAGCATGGAATAACTATCGAACCTAATGATTCCCCTTGGGGTGGTTCATATAGTCCAAGTACAGGTAACTTTCGATTAAAACAACATTTAACACGAGAGGTCGCTGATAATATTGAAGATCTTCATAAAAAAGTGGAAAGCCCTAACGCGACCTACGCTGATCAGGAAGCGTATGACCATCTTAGGGAAAAGTATCCACAATATGATACTATTGCCGAAAGACAAGCGTGGTCTGATTTTACTATGGGAACAAAGGGAAAAGTTTCAAATAAAGACATTCCGTCTGAAGCGAGTGAATATATGCGTGGAGCTATTGCGCATGAAGGCGATCACGCTATCCAGCATAAAGAAGGCTTTGCTTCTGGTTATCATCCAGACAGATATAACTTTGGGGCGCACGACAGCGAATACGCTTGGCTTCAAGATATACTTTCCAAAGAACTAAAAGAAGGAAAGATTGCCTCTTCTATGTACGGTTATGACCTCCGTGGATTCGTCCATACCCCAGCGGTTAAAGACTTTAGAGTCTGGGGTACAGATAAAAAGATATTAATGAAAGATATGAAAGAACACTTAATGACAGAAGGGTTTTCTGCCCGCCATGCAAGTAAGGTTATAAAAAGGATTAGACGCCTTAACGCCATTGGCAAGAACCATAAGAATCGTCCGGGCTTTCCGCCTAAAGAATTAATGGATCCGCATGAACGTTATCTAAATAACTTGGGTGAGTTTCGGGCTAGGCAAGCTGATGCCCGTAGAGATATGACGCAAAAAGAATTAGACGCTCCGAAAAATCATCCTTTCGATGACCGAGCATATCAACAAACAGATTTTGATATAAACTTCCACACAGACGATGTCCCCTTTCCAATTAAAGGAAAAGATTAATGGATGAACGCTCACCTTTACCCCCGCCTGATGTACCGTTTGCAGCGGATGAGTTACCGCCCCAATCCAATCAGATGCAGACGCCGGTAACGGACCCCAGCCATATTGGAAGAAGCTACGGTACGGACGCTAATCCCTTGGCGCAGTTTGGTAGATTGGCAAATGTTGTCGCCCCTACCCCGGCAGACTTTGTTGAGAATGTGGGTACGGCGGCACTGATGCACCCTGCCGTACAGGGTCCGGCATGGCTGGCAAGGGCTGGCAAGAGTTTATGGAATATGGGCAAAGGCGCTTTGCGAATGGGCGGCAAAGCCGCTGTTCCAACCGCTGGCGCTCTGACAGGCTTGACGGTCGGAAGCGACGAAGCCGAGGGCGGGTTGTTAAAGGCCGCTGTCAGTACGGCGCAGTGGGCGGCTGAACGCGCTGCCAAAGATCTATTGCCTAAATTCTTTAAGCCACAAACAAAGAATCTTACAGACTTTGCTAAGTTGGTAGATGAAGAAGACGCAGTTCGCCGATTCGCTAGAGCCAATAAAGTGTCGCTAAAAGTCACTAATCATTTAGTAAGTGATCTTTTTGCAGGCGCACCCATACGAGACATTATGAACGCCATCCGCGTCCATAAAAACTGGAGTTTGAAATAATGGCACAGAAAGCGCTTCCAGGTTTAAGTTGGTCTGATTTTACGGCAGGCGGCATTCCAATAAATAATCCTAACGAGAAAGGATACACGGCGAAGGACATGGGGGAAGGGACGGCTTACCGAATTGGTGACAAGAACATTTATGCTTATCAACCCTACGGACGAAATAGCCCCTACACTCTGTATTCTGAGCCTCTTAATAATAGGTCAACACAAGATGCTGCGCGACAAGATGCTGCGCGACAAGATGCTGCGCAGCTTTATCGCGCCCAAGTCCAGGAGGACATTAACTCACGAAATTGGTTACAATCTCCGACAATCTTGTTTGACCAAAATAAACCTATGGCTCCGATTTCACTAGATCCGAGAAACACTCACACTCGTTCCAGACCCGATCCTAAACCGACCGATCCCTATTTTACAGAATATCTGTTAACAGACCTGCCCCTGGATCTGATGACAGTCAGTTCTCGTACTTCTCCTGAATGGGCAGGCTCCCCGACAACCTCTAGTCCTCAAGTGGTAGCTGTTGATAGAAGTCCATCCCAGAATTACAATATAGTCTCATCTCTCACATCTGCCGAAAAAGACTTGCGAAATGATGCAATTCGTGAATACGAAGCAGATCAACTGAACCGCTCCGTTACACCGACTAATACCGATTCAGCTCTGGCTCAACTAGCTCCGGCTCAACTAGCTCCTTCCGTTGGTGACGCTATGGCGGCAAAATACGCCTCACAGGGTATAAACAGGAATGACCAGGGACGAATGGTTTATTCAGATCCCTTTGATGTGAGTCCTTATCTACCGTCTGTCTCCGCGCCAGCCCCGGAAGCGTTACTGCCTGATAAGGGTATTGCGGACGTTTTTACTGATTTTTTTACTAGCAAACCAGAGAAAATAAGCGTTACCGATCCAAGTAATTTACACGCCCAATCGAATAGGAGCTACATCAGTACCGATCCCGCCGA